AAGGGTGACATTGTTTCGCATGGTGCGTCTACGTTTGCTCGTTTGGCGGTTGGTTCTGATGACACGGTGTTGATTGCTGATGCTTCTACGTCGTCTGGTTTGGCGTGGGGTCAGGTTGCAACTGCCGGTATTGCTGCTGACGCAGTTAATGGGACAAAGATTGCCGACGACTCGATCGACTCCGAGCACTACGTTGACGGGTCTATTGATACGGCTCACATTGCTGACGCTAACGTTACGACAGCGAAAATTGCTGACGATGCAGTCACCGCTGCAAAGCTGGCTGACACGACTGTAACCGCTGGTAGCTATACCCTGTCCAGCATCACGGTTGACGCCCAGGGACGTATTACTGCTGCTTCTAGCGGCACTGCTGCTGACCCTGACATCATCACTGAAGGTAATACTTCGGTTGAGGTTGTTGATACTGGTAGCAACGGTGAAGTCCGCCTGACGACTGAAGGTACTCGTGCGATGACGATTGACTCGTCGCAGCGCGTTGGCATTGGCACCTCAAGTCCCAGCGCTGCTTTGCACATCAATACAGGTGCAGCAAAAGAACTGCGGATGGATGGCACAGGTAGTTCTAGGATTCGTTTACTTTCTGGTTCTACCGATAACGGCAATTCAGTTTTTGTTTCTACTGGCGATTTTGCAGTTAGCGGCGGCTCTGCAACTGATCTTGGTTTGGGTACTCAGTCTTCAAATATCTTGATGACTAGAGGCGGCGGTACGATTGCAAGGTTTACAGGAGATGGCCTTACTTTTGGCAGCGACACGGCTGCTGCTAACGCGCTGGATGATTATGAGGAGGGGACTTGGACTCCCTCTGCATTTAACGGCGCAAACGGTGCAACAACAACCGTTAATGGTTCAAACCGCGCCGCTAATTACGTTAGAATTGGCAAGATGGTTTATATTAGTGCCTATATTAATTTAACAAAAGGAAGCAATACTGGAAACTTTGAGATTACAGGACTGCCTTTTCCTGTTGACGGAACAAACAGCGCTCATTATCCATTGGCTGTTGGTTTCTTTACTGGCTTTGCTAACAACATGTCCTGTGTCTACTGCACAGCTCAGCCAAGTTCCTCTCAAGTCCTTGGTCGGTTTATACCAGCCAGTCATGACGACAAAGTGTCTAGTTTGACTGCAGGACATCTTGGTACAGGCACCGTTGAATTTATGTTCGGTGGCTGCTACCGAACGTCCGCCTAAACCTGTTTCATCTGGAGGATGACCCTAATGGCTTTTACTGAACGCCACGAACACAAAATTGAAATTATTCCCCCGTACCAAATCCTGCAATGCCGTCGTGCGGACATTGTTGAAAAGGATGGTGTCGAAGTGGGACGCACTTATCACCGCCACGTCAAGCACCCTGGTGATGATATGACTGGCGAGTGCGCCGAGATGCAAGCAGTTGCTACGGCGCTTTGGACCCCTGAAGTTATCGCAGCGTACCAAGCAAGCCTTCCTGAGGAGGTCTGATTATGGCACTAACACAAGTAAAATCTGACGGCATCGCTTCTGGTGCCGTCACCGCAGCACAGATCGCTACTGGTGCAGTTACCGCTAACGATCTAGAAGATTCAGGTGTAACCGCCGGAACCTATGGCAGCTCGTCTGCTATTCCGGCGATCACCGTTGATGCCAAAGGCAGGATTACTTCTGCCTCAACCAGCTCCATCGACAGCACTGCTATTACCAACGGCACGTCCAACGTGTCGGTGGCAGCTAGCGGGGACATTACGGCTACCCGTTCAGGCACCACCCGCCTGACTGTTAATAACACTGGCGCTGCAATTACTGGTGACGTTGACATTACAAGCACTGGTTACATCGGGCTTCCGGCTGGAACCACTGCTCAACGTCCAAGCCCTGCTTCGGCTGGCTATGCCCGGTACAACACAACACTTGGATCCGTCGAATTTTACAACGGCTCATCTTGGGTTACTACAAACTTTAGCCCTGAAGTAACTGGAATTAGCGGCACAATATACGAAGGAACAGCAAGCACCATTACGGTGTCAACAGTATTTGCAACAGCCACTATTGACGTAATCTTTAAGGAAGGAGCAACAACGCTGGCAACTGTTGAGGATGTTACAGTAACCGGCAGTTCCGCCAGTGTAACTGTACCTTCTGCTGTCTACAATCAAACAGCAGGCGACACAATTGCTGTTTCTTTTGAAAATTCAGATGGAACAATAAGCGGTAATTCACTTGATACAACCATTGCAGCTTTACCTTCTGGTGGAACAGTTACAACATCTGGAGGCTATCGAATCCATACATTTACAACGTCAAGTGATTTTGTTATTCCATCAGGAATGACATTAACAAACGTAGATTACTTAGTTGTTGCTGGTGGTGCTTCTGGTGGTCTGATCCTCGGTGGCGGTGGCGGAGCTGGGGGACTAAGAAGCTCCGTTTCAAATACTGGTGGCGGTGGTTCTGTTGAAACAGCAATTAGCAGCCTTTCAGCAGGGACATACACGGTAACGGTTGGCGCAGGTGGCGCAGCAGCAACCACGGACGGCACTGGAAACTCTGGAACAAATTCAACGTTTAGCACGATTACTTCTACTGGCGGTGGTCGTGGTGGGTGGTACACTGGCTTCGCGGGTGCCTCTGGTGGTTCAGGCGGCGGTGGTGGTACTGCTGAAAGTGGTTCAGGCGGCTCCGGGGGCTCAGGAACTAGCGGGCAAGGATACGCTGGCGGTGCTGCAGGAAGCCGTGGCGGCGGTGGTGCTTATCCGGGCGCTGGTGGCGGCGGTGGTGCAGGTGCTGCCGGTGGAAATTACTCTGGCACCACTGGTGGTGCAGGCGGAGCTGGTGTCACAAACTCCATAACCGGATCTTCTGTTTCTTACGGTGGAGGAGGCGGCGGTAACGGCTACGGAGGAACTGGAGGTGCTGGTGGCACTGGCGGCGGAGGAGCAGGCGGGTCAGGGCAAACCGGCGCAGCAGGTTCCGGCAGTGCAAATACTGGCGGCGGCGGCGGTGGCGGCGGTAACCTCTCGAGTCCAGGCTCCGGCGCTGGCGGCTCCGGCGTCGTTATTGTTCGCTATCAACTGTAAAAACCATGGCACATTTTGCAAAAGTGGTCGATGGAATTGTCGATCAAGTAATCGTTGCAGAGCCTGAGTTCTTCAATAACTTTGTGGACTCGTCTCCTGGGCAATGGATTCAAACGTCTTACAACACACTCGGTGGCGTTCACTACGACCCCGAAACAAAAGAACCCTCTGCTGACCAGTCCAAAGCTTTGCGTAAAAACTACGCAGGTAGGGGTTACTCCTACGACGCAGAGCGTGATGCTTTTATTCCGACCAAGCCATTTGAGTCTTGGATTTTGAACGAAACATCTTGCTTGTGGGAACCTCCTGTGGCAATCCCTGATGACGGGCAGCGTTACGTCTGGAACGAAACTGAACAAAGGTGGGACTTAGTATCCTTACCTGAATAATCACTTACCCCTTTTAGAACAATGATTGCACTTATCCGTCCCGTTCTTATGTCGTTCCTTAATAGCGACAAAGTAAAGCGATTGATTGTTGACATGCTCCGCAAACTGGCTGAGCAATCTGATAACACTGTCGATGACAAGGCAGTGGAATTCATCGAAAACGGTCTTTTCCCTAACAAATGAAATTTACTACTACTTCCCATACGCTAACTGCTACTAGCGCAGGTGCTGTACAGGCATTGTCTGCTGGCTGTGCTAAAGTCAGCATTTTTGCTGAGGCAGCAATGGATTTTAGTGTAGTTCCTGGAACCGAAGGTACTCTTACTGCAGCTCTTGTTACTGCTGCAGCTGCTAGTGTTGCTGAAGTTCGCACGGTAACTACCGCTGGCCGGTTTGGCGTCGGTGATGTTGTCCGTGTTACTGTTGCAAGTAACAATGTTGACTTCACTGTAACTTCTGACGATCCTGGTACTACTGCAGCTGGCATTCGTGCAGCTATTGTTGCTGACGCTACTGTTAACGCTTTGGTTGACTCTTCTGTTAGCGGTAATGTGATTACTCTTACCCGTAAAGTTGTTAACACGGCTTTTACTTTGGCTACTTCTTATGTTAGCCGCAGTGTTAACCATCACATCGGCGCTAACGAGCGTCTTGAACTTGATGTACCTGCTGGTGCTAACATCCGTGCTAAAGCTTCAAGCGGCACTCTAAACATTTCGGAACTCGAATAATGGATCTCGGAGCCCCGCCGGTACTACCGGTTCTAAGGCTCCCTGAGCCTCCTATTTTACCCCGTCCGGTACTGGAGGTACCACGAGCCACTTTACCCTCGTACAAGCCGCTTGTAGTGCCTCCTAACGACCTCCGTCCACCACCAGGAGTTAAGGGTACAACACCTTCTGAAGAAAAGAAGGCAGAAAAACCTAAACCTGAACCTCCGACACCTAAATCACCCGCTATTCCGCCACCACCGTCACAGATCCGTTATATTGATGTTCCTGGTACAGATTATACTGTACCGTTACCAAGTAACGAGATCCTTGTAACGGCTGGCACGACTGCTACTGTCTCAGTTGCAGCCACCCTAACAGCTACTGCTATTTTTAAGCGGACAGTTAGCGTCCTTAAACCTATTATTAAGAAACTGCTAACTAAAAAGAAGAAGAAGGATGAAGGATGACAAACACAGCTTTCTAAGTGAAGTTGTTAAAGCACTTGTACTTATTTGGAGTGCTGGTGTTCTTACAGCATCCTACATGGGAATGCTGCAAAAGATGGATCCCACGTTTGTGGCTAGTTTGCTTAGCGGTACTCTTGCTTCATACGGGATTAGTCGCATTGACAAAGATTCTAAAAAAGAACCCCCTAAATGAAAAGACTTCTTTTATTGGCTTTTCTGTTGTCACCCTCAGCAGCTTTAGCTCAGACTGTTACTCCTCAATTTACGCAAGGTAGTATGCAGGCTACCACAACCACCACTCAAACCATCACCGAAACTATTGCAACTGAAGTGTACGGTGGTGCATACTCATCATGGTCTGGAACAAACGTAACCCC